TTATAAAATCATCATCTAATATTAATTTATATATTTGATCCATTAAAATATTATTAATTATAATTTTTATTTCATTATTTGTATTTACTGAAATGTATCTTAAATAATCTAATATAATTACATTACCATTATATATATTTAGATCTTTTGTAAAATCAGTTTGATTTATATTATCTAAATTATAGTTTTCAATAAAACTATTTAATAATAATGTATCCTTTCTAATAAAAACATTTATTAAATTATCATTATTAATTTGCCAATTTATTTTATCATATAATCTATAATATACTGTTAATTTATTATTTTCATATTTACTAATCATAATTTTGTCTGTTTTTATATAATAATAACCAATATCTAAAATTACATCTATATTATAATTAATACTTAATATTTCACTTTTGTTATTACTATCATATATTAAATTAATTAAAATACATCCATTTTTGGTAAAGATCATACATTTATCAATTATATCAATAGTATAATATCCATTGTATATAAATTCAGTTTCTTTATAATATTTATTTATTGATCCATATTGAATTTGATATAATGATACTACTGAATCTGTATTAATTAAATTATCTAATTTAATCTTATTATTATATTTATCTTCTATAAAAATTATATTATTATTAATTAATTGATTTGTTTTAATAATATATTTAACAGATATATTATTATCAGAAACATTTATGGTATCACTTATTATTGAAATTAAATTAGTTGAATCTATTTTATAATTATAAATATTATCATTTGTGATTAAAAATAATTTATTATTAAAAATAATTGGATATGCATTAATAGTTTCACTATAATTGTTGAAATTAATTAAATTATTATTATTATTAGTAATTATATTATTATCATTTAATGTAATTGTTTTAAAATTAATATCTTGTGTAAATTCATCTATATAATAATAAAATAATGGTTTTAATAAATATGTTTTACTATTAAAATTAAAATTAATTTTTGTATATTTATTTATATATGGTCTAATTTCTATTAAGTCTAAATATGCAAATTGTATATTATAAAATATATTTGTAATAGATAAAGATGGTATTTTTGTAAAATTATTTATTTTAATATTACCTTTTCTATAACATATTAATATTTGATAATTTAATTGATTTATCGTCTTATTAATAAATAAATATGGATATTCAATACTTTTATTAATAATCATATTATTACTTTTCTGATTTATTACATTATTATTAAATTCAATGTAATTTATATTTTCAGTTTTAACATAATCCAAAAAACATACATATAATATACCATTTATAAATGAAATTGATTTAATTGTATCTGTATAATTATTAATCTTAATAAGAGTCAAAGTTAAATTATTTATTGATATAAATTTATTTGACTGTTTCCTATAATAATAGCAATATTATTATTATTTTTACAAAAATCAGTCATATTTAAAACTGTTTCTGTAAAATTATAATTAACATTATCCATTATATTTTCAATTCTGTCAGATTTTAATAAAAATAATTTATTATTTTCAGTATAAATAGAAATAATATTTTGATAATTTAATTTTATAACATTATCTTCTATATTATAGTATAAATTATTATTATCCAAAATTAATAAATCATTATAAATTGACTGAATATTTTGAATATTACTAAAATAAATATTATTAATATTATTTGGTATATTAGAATTATTTCCTATTATATAGTCTTCATTAGTTATAGAATTACCATTTATTAATAATTTTACAATCTTATTATAATTAATTAAAACATAATAGTTATTATTTAAAAAATACAATTTATTATTATCATTAACATTTAAACTAATATCAAATGTATAACTATCATTACCGATATTTAATTTTGTATTATTATTATCTATTTGTAATAAAATTAAGTTATTATTATTGAATAATGAACAATTACCATTAACAATTTTATCAAGATTAAAATTATTTAAATAAACAATCTTATTGTCATAATTTAACAGAACAGTATTAAAATTTTTAGTATATTGATCAATAAAAATTTTACAATCAATCAAAATGTTTATAGAACTAATATTTTTAAAAAATATTTTATTATTGTAAAATTGATAAATACCTTTTATTATTCTATTTTTTTCAGAATCAATAATTAAAAATTCATTTTCACTTTCGTTAAAATATATTTCTTCTTGATTAAAATTATAATTAAATTCATTGACTATTATAGTATCATTATACATAATATTTTCATTTGTAATACTATAAACATCATTACCTACTTGAATACTAGTAATAAAATTATCATTACTTGATATTAAATTTAATTGATCACCATAATTAATATCTATAATATCTGCAGTATTTAATGATTGTGTATTGATTGTATCATCATTAGTATTTAATGTATCTAAATAATATGAATTATCCAAAATATCTTTTTTATTATACAAAATTAAAATAAGGTTATTTCTACTAATAAGTTTTTTAAATGGAACGACATTAATGGTTTTTATAAAAACAAAATTATTGTCATATATTTTAATGTGATCATTAAAAATATAATAAAATTTATTATTTATAAATTTTATATCATTTGGTTCTGTATCATAGATTATTATTTTTATTTTATTTTTTTTACTTTTTAAATTAAAAACATCAATAATAAACAAGTAGTATTCTAAATTATTTTTGACTATTAGATTAATATTATTATTTTGTAAATCAAATGAAAAAATATTATATATGTTAAAATCATCATAAATAAAGTTTAAATCAATACATGTTAAGTTAGTTAAATTAACCAATTTATTAGTATCATAAATATAAATAATATTATTTACATAATAAAATTCAGATTTTGATAGATTTATTGTTGTTGAAATTCTAGCAATATTATTGAATTGATCTAAAATTATTTTATTATTATTTTTTAATCCAACAATATATTTAGAATTATTAACAAAGAACATATAAGATGGAATAATGAGATTTTTATTAAATGTAAAATCAACAATATTATTTAAATAAGTAATTTGATAAATATTAGTATTATTTAATAAATAAAAGTGGTCATCATAAAATAAATTTTTAATTAAAAAATTATTATTATTACTATACCATATTTGATTATTTTGATTTAAATATAATGTATCAATTAAATTAATACCATAATTAGTAATTTCATTATTTGAAATTTTATAAATAATTTTATTATCATCAACAATAAAAACATAATCTATAGATCTTGTGATTGATGTTATGTTAATTAAATCTATATTATCAAATAATTTATTGATTATAAAATTAATATTTGCATTTTCATCATCAATTATAGAATTCAATAATGTAAATTTATTAGTAATAATAGTGCAATTATTATTGTTAATATTACTTTCAAGTTCATTAATAGAATCAATATTATTTTCTAATTTAACATAAATAGATTCAAAAATATAATTTTCTTTTAATAAAATATTACTAGTGGTAATATTATTATAAGTGAAAGATTTGGTAATTAAATAAATAGTTTTAAATAATAAATTAATAGTATCATTAGAAGAAGAATAATATTCATTACTGAAATTACTAATGGTTTTAAGATAACTAGTATTAAAATTAAATAGATTAGTTTTAATTGTTTCATAAAGAAAATTATAATTAATATCAGTTTTTTCACGATATAAAAAACTATCAATTCTATTAATATCAATTAGATATTGTAAAACATTATTAATAATAATAGATACATTAGTATTTTTATTATAAACTGGTGTAATATAATTATTGGTTCCATAATCAAAAAATATTTCATATAATTGAATAACATAATTATTAGAATTAAATACATTTTTATAAAAATTTAATAAATATTTCCAATTATTGTTAAATGATGACAATAAAACAGCTTTTAAATTAGAATAATTAGTATATAAATTAATATAATTATTATATGTAATAGCAATATCTGTATTTTGCATAATTTTATCAATACTGTTAATTTTAATAACATTATAATTATCAATAAAGATTAAATCAGAATTACTAAAACTTTTTTGTTCAATTTCAATAGTATAAATAATAGTTAAATTATTTTGAAAATCAATATTAACAATTTTATAAACACATTTAGGATAATATTTAAAATGTTCAAGAGATCTTTCAACATAATAATCATAAAATGAATTTGAACCATTATTTGAAAATACATATAATAATTTATTAATTTTAATTTCATTAAAATTTCCTTTAATTTCAAAAATAAAGAAGTTATTATTAATATAACATTTATATATCGGTATAGCATCTTTGCTATAATAATCTGTTAAATTGTTTGAATAAATTAAAAAATCATTATTAATGTCAATATTATTAAAATCATTAATAAAACTTGTTCCATATAATAATAAATTAAAATTATTATCAATATAGTTGGTAATATATAAAACAGCTTTAATATTGATGTTATCAATATTATAATTATTATCTTTATTATTATTTTCAATTACAATGATAATAAAATTATTATAATAAATGTAGTCTATATTGAAAATGTATGTAAAAACATCTGATAAATTTAATTGAGAAATTTGTTTAATTGGTGTATTTAAAATATAGTCATAAGTAAATATTTCATCATTTTTGATTACATTATATTTTAAATTAGATATAAATATATTAAATAAATTATAATAGTTGATAAAATTACTGTTATTATTAATGAAATTAGAAATAATAACAAAAGGGATATAAACTAATTGATTATTAATTAAAAAATCATTAATATTATCTTTTTTATTAATTGTAAAAATATTATAACTATCAGAGTTATCATAATTTATATAATCCAATAGATTAATTTCATCAAATAAAATAGGTTTTTTGTTAGTAATATAAATATATTTTAATAAATTTAATTTTGAAAAACTAAAATAATAAGCTTCAATATTATTGACATAATCAGTTTTATTAAGATCATTAATAATGGATAAAATATCTTTTTTAAAATCAAATGAGATTGTTGGTAATTCTATTTTAAGATTTAAAGATTTTAAAAGATCACCGTAATTTTTAATTTTATAAATAGAAGAATTTAATGGAACTTCAATATTTTCTAAACAAAACAGAGTAGGTTTTTTATAAACATTTTTAAAGAAACTAATAGTAGGATTACTAATTAAAATTTTATCTTGATTACCATATGATATTAATTGTAATAGACCTCCAGGCATACTAATATTTAAATGAAATTTTTTCTTAAATAATAATAAACTTAAATAATAATAAACTTATTATTATTTAAGAAAAAATTAAACTACAAATACCATTATGTATTCTAATAACATTATAGTTAACACCATAAATATTAACTTCAAAAGATAAATTATTTTTTACTATATAATTATAATAATCATCATTAAGTTTTAAATTTAAAAATTTATCTTTGATTAATGTAAAATTACAAGAACCTGAAGGTTGATAATCTAATGGATTAATACTAAAAGAATATGCATTAATACCATCATATAAATTCATAGAATAGTATTGATAAGGAATAACAAAATTATAATATTTAGAGTCAGTATTTTCAGTTCTATATTGATTATTCAAAGAAATATATTGTGATTGAATAGGATTAAATTGGTTATCATTATTAAAATTATAAATGATACCAAAAAAATTATTATAATAATTTGTATATTTAACAAATTTAGCTTTAATTATAATATAATTATAATCAGCAATAATAACATCGTAAATACCATCATAATATTGGGTATATTTTAAAACAATTTTTTTATAATTTGTAAAATAGATAGTAGAATTATCATTAACTTTAAAAGATATTTTAATAAGATTATTATTTTCTTCAATATTAGAAATTTCAAAAACATATAAAAGATAATACAAATTATTTAATTTATATTGTTTAACAAAAGTAGTTTCTCTAATAAACCAAAATAATTCTTTTATAGGATGCATAAAATTAATTGGCAAAGATAATTTATTAGAATTAATTTCAGCAGATAATATATTTTGTGTTGTTTGAATTAAATACTCATGACTAAATTGTGCAAATTTTTTTCTTTCATCAGCATCTAAAAAAACATAATCAACTAAAATAGAACATCCTGAATCAAATTGTATAAAATTAGTTAAATTATTTTGACCATTATAAAAACAACATTTATTCAAAGAATTAAATTCACAATAAAATTCAACATCATGATATTTAAGAGATACTAATGGTAATGTATTACCATTATGATTATTAAACCAAAAAGGTAATGGAATATACAGAGTATAATTAGATTTAGTATTATTATTATAATCAGTTAATTCAGATACATTACCGATCATTTTATTGAATAAATTTAATAATTTAAATTTATTATTTAATGAATAATAAATATTTAAAAAATCAGAATCAAATTCAGTAATTTTACTTCCACCAATTAAAATTGAACATTTATTAATAATATTAAACCCTAAATTTTCAATCCAAGAGAAATATTCTTTATTAGAAGATAAATTAGAAATACCTTGATTAATATCTTTAATAGTTTGATATAAAAAATCTTCTTTTTGTGTGTAATAATTAATAGTATCAGACAGAAGTGTATTAATATCATTAATTAAATTAACTTTAGCTGTATCTGATCCATAATATTGATTTTTTTTAGCAGTATTATTAGGAAATGAAGATTCTAATTTATATAAAATACTATATAAATTAACATTAAAATTATTAATAATAGAACTATATTGTATTTTAAGAGAATTTATAAGAGTAATAAAAACATTCCAATTAAAATCAATTGTAAGAATTTTTTGTTTAATTTGATTAATAATGATAAAATTATATTTAAAAAAAGAATTATAATTAGTAAGATATGAATTATATTTAATAAGTTCAGATTTCAATGAATTAATTACAGATGAATTATCATTTGGATTATTATTAGTTAAATCAACAGAAGGTAAATTAATTTTTAGATAAAATTTATAAATAAGATCACCAGTTTTAGGAATAATAGTCAAAGATTTATTATCAAAATTTGGAGAACCATCTAATGGAATTTCAATAGATTCAATAGCAAAATTAGTATATTTTTTAAATACAATTTTAAAGAAAGTAATTTGTGGAATACTAGTTAAAAATAAATCTTGACTACCATATGCTACAATTTGAACTAAACCTCCAGGCATTAAATTAAGTTTCTTTTATAAAATATTTTTAAATTTTTTCTTTATTAATTTTATATAATGGAAAACTTTTATCAAGATTCTAATGAATCAATTAAAAAAGTATTTAGATACTTAGTAATTGCTTTCATTGTTGGTTTAGTTGCTAAATGGATTTCTACAAAGAAATTAACAATACAAGAAATATTAATTATAAGTTTAACTAGTTCTTTAACTTTATTATTATTAGATTTATATAGTCCTGTTATTGTATCATCAGATGGTAATGAAGGAGTTGTTATATAATTAAGTTGATGGAATATATTCCCACTTTAAGTGTTTACATATCTTTTCCCATAATTCATCTTGTTCTCTTAGTTTAGAAGCAGATTTTAATAAAGGAAAATGAGGTAAAAATTGATCTAATTCTAATAATTCAAAAAATTTATGGAAAACATAACTATAACTCAAAAAATTTTTACGATTATTAGGTCTATATAAATTGAATGGTTCTTGAATTTCTTTGAACATAGATTTAATTTTTTCTTCAGTTTCTCTATTAATAGTTGGGGGTGGTAATCCTGTTAATTTATTAATAATAAAAGGAATATGTTCAAAATATTGATTAAGGTCTAATTTTTTAAGAATACTTCTCATTTTACTTTTTGATAATTTTTGAGGATTAATAATTTTTTGTTTTTTAATTTCAGTGATAATACTTTTATAAATATCAGGATGGATTTCAGTAGATTCTTTTGCTTGAAATTGATTCATTAATTCAGAAAAATGATTCATACGTTTATAACCAGAGTTTTTATTTTCATAAAAAGGATCTTTAAAATTAATTTTTTCCATATCAACAATAATATTATCACTATAACCACATTCAATACAAACAAGATTACCATCATTAGGTTGCATAGTTAAAACAATATTACAATTAATACATTTTTTGTCAAAAATATTAGATTTATTTTTGACAACTTTATTAACAGTGCATTTTAAATATTCTTCTAAAATATTTTCATCATTATTATTTTTATCTTTTTTAAAATTATCAAAAATGTTAGCTAAATCATCATTTTCAATAAAATTGTATAATGAATTATTAGTATTAGATTTATTTTTATTTTCAATTAAATTATTATTTCTATTAACACCATAATATTTTTTAAGAATAGGTAATGATTTAGAAAAATAATCTAATTCATCACTATTAAAATTAATTTTATTAATTAAATCTTGATAGTATTCAATATTATCTTTTAGTTCAGATTTTTTATTGATGTCAGTATAAGTATATTCACTTGGTTTTTTCATTTCTAATAAATCAAGTTCATGAGTAAGTTTATTAATTTTAGATTCATATTTATGAACATTTTTTGTTTGTTTATCAAATTCATTAATATATTTTGTATGTATAGAATCAATAGTTCCAATATTAATTAATGATGAATCATTTTTAATTGTTTTTTTTATAGTGGTATATTTAAGTTTTTTTTTTAAAAAAATATCATCCATTATATATTTAATATTTAATATTATTGTATTTGTTTTAAATTATTTATTATTAAAAATATATAGTTTAGATTTTTATTTATCAAATAATTAATTTTTTTTCTAATTCTATAATATATATTATAATATATGGGCGGAGGTTTAATGCAATTAGTAGCTTATGGCGCACAAGATTTCTATTTAACTGGTAATCCTCAAATTACCTTCTTTAAAGTTGTATATCGTAGACATACAAATTTTGCAACTGAATCTATTGAACAAACTTTCAATGGTAATGCTAATTTTAATGGTAAAGTTGTATGCAACATTCAACGTTCTGGTGATTTAGTTAATAAAATGTATTTAAGAGCTGTTTTAACAGGTCCAGTTGCTACAACTGGTAAATGGGCATGGGTTCGTCGTGTCGGTCATGCTTTATTATCTGAACAAGTATTAGAAGTCGGTGGTACTCAAATTGATAAACATTACAATGATTGGTTAAATATTTGGAATGAATTAGCACGTAATCCAAATCATGATCGTGGTTATAATCAAATGATCGGAAATACTGTTGAAGCAACAACTTTAGCAACTTCTCATGATCAATTAACTGTATGGGTTCCATTACAATTCGCATGTTGTAGAAATGATGGTTTATCATTACCAGTTATCTCATTACAATACCATGATATTAAAGTAAGTTTAACTTTCAACAGAGTTGAACAATTAATTAACAGAACTAAAAACTTTAACGTTAATACAAGTGATTTCCAAATTTTAAGCGCATCTTTATATGTTGATTATGTATATCTTGATAATGAAGAACGTAAGAAATTTGCTCAAGCATCTCATGAATATTTATTTGAACAATTACAATACTCTGGTGATGAATCTATCCAATCTGGTGGCAGTTATAAAATCAGATTAAATTTCAATCATCCTGTAAAAGAATTAATTTGGATCTGCAAAGCAAACAAATATACTAGTGGTAGAGCTTTCTTAGCTTATGATAGTCAAAGTGCAGAACAAACTCGTGTTTTAGCAACCAAACGTTTTGTATTAAGATGTGCTAAATACACT